TTGCTTTAGTATTACCAGACTGTGTAAAAACCGAATCTACTGGTGTAATGTCTGTAGATACATCAAATATTACATGGCATTTAATTAACGCAGTAAAAGAACTATCCGCAGAAGTAACCGCACTTAAAGCTAAAGTAGGAGCATAAAAATGATTGAAATGACACACGAACAAAAAGTAGCGGCTGATTATTCTGCCGCAATGGATTCTGTAAACCTTATCAATGCAGGAAAACCTGAAGATATGACTGATGCTGATTGGGCAGACACAGTTAAGCGCAATAAAGAGCATTTAGAGATTCAAGTAGCAAAAGGTGCTGAGTATTATGGTTCACATGATTTAACACCATTTACTGCAGCAATCGCTAAATAATGTTTACTTGGAAAATCCTAGAAGTCTCTGCTAAAGATGGTGTGATAACCCATGCTCGTTATCATGTCACCGCTTCAAGCGAAGATAAATCAGTAGAAACTGAGGGTAATTGGTATTTTGACTGCCCTACTGCAAAAGTGCCTTTTGACCAAGTTACAGAAGAAATGGTGGCTGGTTGGATTGAGGGCGAGGCAATAAAAGATGGTCAATGCCATATTACCGCTAGATTACAAGAGCAATTAGAGGCGATGGAAAATAAAGTCATACCACCCTGGCAACCACAAGTATTTAAACCTGAGATTTAATTATGACACAGCCAATAGACATTATTTCAAGAGCATTAAAAGATATTGGAGCTTTGGAAGCTGGAGAAACCCCAACCCCTGAAGCTGCTCAAGATGCTTTTGATATGCTGAACGATATGATCGATCAGTGGTCAAACGAAGATATGATGGTCTTTTATAAGACTGAAATCATATTCCCTATAGTTTCAGGTCAAACTCAATATACTATTGGCCCAGGCGGACAAGTCGGCTCTATATTTACTGGTTCTATTTCAGGCAATATTCTCACTATTAGCTCTATTCAATCAGGCGCTATTTCTTTAGGAATGACTTTAAGTGGCGCTGGAATAGCTACAGGAACGACTATCACAGCATTTGCTACTGGCGCTGGCGGTAACGTAAACGAAGCTGGCACATATTTGGTCAATATTAACCAAAACGTATCTAGCGAAACAATCAACGCTTATTACCAGCGTCCTTTGCAAATTGATTCAGCCTTTGTGCGTATCAATACCAACTCAAACGGTGTGCCAATTATTAACGGTGGTTTGGACTATCCAGTAGCCATTTTAAACGTTAATGACTATGAAATGATTGGTCTTAAGACCCTAAACGGTCCTTGGCCTAAGGCTTTGTATTACCAGCCTGCTGAAACATTAGGAAACATATTTGTATGGCCTAATCCAAGCCAAGGCGAAATGCACATGTTTGCCGATACCATTTTTACTCGCTATACCAACTTAAATGACAATATTAACTTGCCACAAGGTTATACGATGGCTTTAAGATGGTGTTTGGCTGAGCGTTTAATGCCTATGTATGGCAAAGCATCTCAAGTTCAAATAGCAATGATTCAGCAATATGCAGCACAAGGAAAAGCAACGGTCAAACGCACTAATATGAAACCTGTTCAATCCGCTCGTTTTGCTGATTCTATTTTGAGCAGCAGACAAAAAGATGCAGGATGGATTTTAAGCGGTGGCTTCTTTAGATAAGGTAAAAAATGCCAGACTTTGGTTTTGTTGGCCCATCATACGAAGCACCCTCGATTTACCAGGATGCGCAAGAATGCATTAATTTCAGAGCCGAAATTGATCCATTAAAGTTGCCTGGACAGAGAGGTATCGTTGCTTTATACCCAACACCAGGGCTAACAGCCAAGGTTGTGTTGCCTAATACCCAAGAGGTCAGGGGTATGCGCACCGTTAGCGGTGGTATGCAAATGGTGGCCGTTTGTGGCCCTTATGTGTATGTTTTAACGTCTAACCTTACCCCCACAATTGTTGGCCAGCTAAATACTAGCTCAGGCCATGTAGGAATTACCGACAACGGTGTAAACGTCTATATTGTTGACGGTGCTTATCGCTATACCTGGCGAATCAATAACCCAACGGCAGCGACTATTCAAGGCTCTATTTCAGGCACTACTTTAACCGTAAGTCGCACCTTTTCAGGCACTTTAGCGGTTGGTCAGGCACTATACGGTATTGGTTTAAGTAATGAAACCGTAATATTGTCAGGTTCAGGCACTACTTGGACCTTAAATAAATCGCAAACTGTTGCATCTACGCAAATATATGCGTCAAACACTATATCTTTTCAAGGCGCTGTTGCCGATGTAGTGGTTAGCGGTGTTACTTATCACAATTTAACTGTAAGCCCATCGGTAACCTTATATTTAGGGCAAACCATTGTTGGCTCAGGAATATCTGATGGCACAATCGTTACGCAAATAGTAACGGCAGGCTCTAGCTACTATATTAATAAATCATACACAATCAGTTCAGAGCAAATGTATGCTTTGAACTTTACGGTTATTCCTAATACTGACGGTGCGTTTACTGGCGCTGATGTAGTAGACATCATGGATAACTACTTTGTTTATAACGATCCAGGCACTCAAGAATGGGCTGCTTCCGATGCCCTTAGTCCTATTACTCAGCCTTTAAGTTTTAGTTCTAAAGATGGCGCACCTGATAACTTGGTATCTTTAATAGTAGACCACCGAGAAGTCTATTTATTGGGTGAAAACTCCAGCGAGGTTTGGACGGACGTTGGTGCGTTTCCATTTCCTTTCCAGCGTATTCCTGGAACATCAACACAACATGGAATCGCTGCTAAATTTTCAGTAGCTAGGGTTGGTAATTCGTTTGCTTATGTAAGCCGTAATATTCGTGGGCAAGCCCAAATTATGATGATGCAAGGATATACACCAACTCGTATCTCAACCCATGCGGTAGAAAATACCCTTGTAAATCAGTATATTGACGATGCTATTGCTTGGACTTACCAGCTTGAAGGCCATGAGGTTTATGTAGTTTCATTTCCAACTTTAGACTTAACTTGGGCTTATGACAACACAACCCAAATGTGGCATAAATGGCTTTATGTAGATAGCAATAACGTATTTCACCGTCACAGAGGCAATTGCTTAGCTTTATTTCAAGGCATGGTTTTGGTAGGCGATTGGCAAAACGGCAAGATTTACGAGCTAGACCCTAACAACTATACCGATGACGGTGACGAAATTCGCAGGGTGCGCAGATGCCCTCATTTGGTGGAAGATTTACAGCGCCAATACTTTGACGAGCTTCAAATTCAATTCCAGCCTGGTGTCGGACAAGGCGGTAGCTTTATATCCGCAGGAACGTTTGTTGGAACAGACCTAGTAATTGGACCTAACCAAATAGACCAAATACCTGCACCTGCTATTTATATTATTGGAACGGCATCTAACGTCAATTCAACGACCCCTTATACAAATCCACAAGCTATGTTGCGCTGGTCTAACGACGGTGGTTCAACTTGGAGCAGAGAGTATTGGATTCCTATTGGCCAGCAAGGTAAATATAAAAACCGAGCTATTTGGCGCAGATTAGGTATGGCAAGGGATCGAATTTATGAGGTGGTTATTACCGACCCTGTTAAAGCCGTTATTGTGTCTGCAAACCTTAAAGCAAGTGTAGGAGAAAACTAATGTCAACAGGCTTATGGTCTAGCTCGCAAAGCAACCCTTATCCCCAGTCGGAGTTTTTAGATTCAACAACTAAAAGACCTACTAGGGCTTGGCAGCAGTTCTTTTTAAATTTGCTTAATTTTAGCTCTGCGACCTCGGCAAGCGCAGGATCGGCAACCTTACCATCTAATCCTGTCGGCTTTATAAATGTGACTGTAAATGGTAAAAAATACAAGGTTCCCTATTATAATTTATAAAAATGATACTAAAACGCATATTGCCTGACGAAGTTGCGCAAAAATGGTCAAAAGTTGCTCCATTTATTGAAGATGCGCTTCTATATGCAGATGGTGATTACACATTAGATCAGGTGCGGTTGGCAGTAGTTAGCAATCAATGGTTGCTAATAGGTATTTTTGAAGGTGATTTTATTAAAGGTGCTTTAACTGTGTCGTTTATCAATATGCCAAATGACAGAATTGGTTTTGTAACGGCAATAGGCGGTAAGAATATCTTTAATAAAGACACCTATAAGCAGTTGGTGGAAATTTTGAAGCAATTTGGAGCAACTAAAATACAAGGTGGTGTTCGAGAATCAATCGCTAGATTGTGGCGAAAAGTAGGATTCAAAGAGCGTTATATCCTTGTGGAGAACACTATATGAGCATGTTTAAAAGTAAGCATAGCGGTTGGACTTGGGAATTAAAACGCACCCCTTTTGGTGGCGGTGGCCCTATTGGAGATTTAGTTAGTTCAGTTACAGACCCAATTTCTAGTGTTCTTGGCACAGATGGTAGCGGTGGCGGTATTTTAGGCGCAGTTAATAGTGCAGCGCAAGGTGTAGGAAGCGCTTTAGCTTCTGTAGATTCTGCCGTAAATAACGGCATTCCTGGCGGTTGGGCTACTATTGGTAGTGCAGCTCTTTTAGCAGCAGGCATTACCGATCCCACCCTTTTGGCAGCAGCCGATTCAGGAACATTGTCTGATTCTACTATTACCGCAGCAGGCTTAGACCCTTCTGCAATAGCTACCCAAGTTGCAAGCGATCCATCAGCGTTGGCCCTTGGAACAGCGCCATCAACGGACGCTGCTGTCGCAGGAGCAGCGACTGATACAGGTGTTGCTGGAGGAACAGGTTTAACAGGTGGCGCAGGAGCAACAGGCCTCACATCAGGTGGAACTGTAGGCTCTTTGACAGCGCCTACAACTGCTGCTATTGACGCAAGCGCAGGACTTGCTCCAGCCTCAGGAAGCGCTTTGGTTGGCACATCCTCAGGATTGGCTGCACCAGCTACGACCAGCGCTTTAGGCGCTATAGGTGGCGGTTTAGGCGGTAACTTGGGAACAGTTTTAGGAGTTCAAGCTGGTTCTAGCCTTTTAAGCGGTTTATTGGGAGCAAATGCTTCAAATAAAGCAGCGCAAATTCAATCTAATGCAGCAAACAACGCATCTCAGTTGACAGCGAATATGTTTAATATTCAAAATCAACAACAGCAACCTTATAGAACAACAGGCTATGGCGCTTTAAATACGATCAATTCGTTGATGCCTGGCAATTATGTTCAATATGACGCTAATGGCAATCCTACAACCGCAGGCACAGGATCAGGCTATTTAACCAATCAATTCAATGCAAGTGATTTAAACGCTCAATTATCACCTGGCTACGCCTTCCAATTACAGCAAGGGCAAAATGCCAATCTAAACGCTGCAAACGCATTAGGTGGTCGAGTTGGCGGTAATGCTTTACAAGGTCTGCAAAACTACACACAAGGTTTGGCACAAACTAACTATCAAAACGCATTCCAAAACTATCAAAATCAACGTCAAAATATTTATAACACTTTGGCAGGAATTGCTGGTATTGGTCAAACCTCTCAACAGCAAACTGGCAATCTTGCGCAGAATGCTGCAACCACACAAGGTCAACTTGGAGTGGGTGGCGCTTCAGCTTTGGCAGCAGGTCAAGTTGGTCAGGCTAATGCTTACACAGGTGCAGCCACAGGCGTTGCAAACAATTTATTATTGGCTAGTTTATTAGGTCAAAACCAAAGCGCAGCAGGAGCTTAATATGGCAGGTTATAACTTTGATACCGATTTAACTGTTAAGCCACAGCAATATGGCAATAATTTAGGCGATATTGTCAATATGGCTAGAGGTGTTCAGGCCTATCAAAAACAAGCAGCAACAATGCCAGCAGAAATTGCTCAGGCAAAAGCGCAATCTGAAAAGTCCCAATTAGACTTATTACAAAATCAAGTCGCTATGGCTGGTGGCGCTATCACTGGATTAGAAAACTCTGAGGCATATAAAAGCAATGATATTAAAGGCTTAAAAAAGGAGTTATCTGCAACTAAACAGTGGACCTCTACTTTTGGTCATTCACCTGCAATTGATACTCTTTATCAACAAGCTGAAGAGCATTTAAACAACAATGATGTTGCAGGCTATAAAGGCTTATTAGCAAAAATTAGAAATAGTCTAGCTACTAATTCTGAGAAATACGCTGCTGCATTGCCACAATTTAATGCAAATGCACAAGGAACACCTTATTTAACTAATAGGGCTGCAGGAACAGTTACAGCACCAAACGTTCAAGGTGGAACACAGAATTTACTTCCAACAACACCAGGGGTCGCTAATTTTAACGATTACCAAAAAGACTTAACTGGCAGGGTTGGCGGTGCTATTCAGGTAGATTCTCGTATCAACGAGGCAGAGCAACTTATGAATCAATTTAAGCCAGGCGCAGGCGCTAGGGCTTATGCTGATATTGCTCAAAGATTACAGGCTATTGGCGCTCCACAAGATTTGGTAGACAAGGTTGCAGGCGGTGATTTATCAGCAACCCAATCCTTTAACAAGTTTATTGCTCAAGCCGTTACTAGCGGTATTGGTCAATTACAAGGCAACCCAACAGCTAATATGATGAATGATTATCTTAAAAATAATCCAGACGTCACTAGCGACCCAAGAGCATTAAAGCGTTTCTTTGACTTTGCTCATAAGCAAAATCAGATGGCTTACGATGAACAACAATTTTTGCTAGAGAAAACAAAAAACAAACAGTTAAATCCTGACACCCATGTTGCAGAAGCACAACAACATATAAGAGAAAAATACTTAAGCCCAGAGGCAAAAACTCAGCCAAAGGGCAATCCTACTTTTGGAACGTATAAAACCAAGGATGGTCGTAAAGTTCCAGTTGTAAGCTATGATGGTGGCAAGTCTTGGGAATATAAATAATGGATAATCTTTATGCTTCTTTAGAGCAAAGATACGGCCTTCCTGAAGGCGCTTTATCTGCTGTCGAATCCGTAGAAAGTGGCGGAAAAGATACGGCAGAAAGCCCCAAGGGTGCTAAAGGTCGGTTTCAATTTATGCCATCCACCGCTCAGGCTTATGGGGTTGATGTAAATGATCCTGTAAGTTCTGCTCATGGCGCAGCGCAATATTTATCTGATTTACAAAAACAATACGGTAGCTTTAAAGCTGCCTTGGCCCATTACAACGGTGGTAGTAAAGCAGGCCAAGCTGTAGTTGCTGGAGGCGAACCGCCAGCTTCTGAAACGAAAGGGTATCTGCAAAAGGTATCCATGAAGTTGCCTCCTATTGATCCAAGCCAAGTTGAAACAGGTCATTCATCTGTAACAGTTTCAGGCTATGAGCCGATCAATCCATCTGAGGTTGAAGTTTCTAAACCAATCAACGCTTCTGAAGTAGAAAAAGCTCGTCCTTTGAATGAAAAGGGGCAGCCTATGTCAAATACCGAGTTGTTTGCCAAAGGTTTAAAAGCCTCAGGTCAAACAACCATAACTGGTGTTGGCCAAGTATTAGACCCATTAGCGCAATATTTTGAAGAGAAATTCCCACAAGTATCTAAGGTTGGTGAAAAGCTCGGATTGCCTTCAGCTAAAGAAGTTGCTGCAAACCGCCAGCAAGAAATATTAGCTCAAAGAAAAGCCAATGAGGAAATATTGGGAACTGGCGCAGGTTTAGCTGGAAACGTAGCTGGCGAGCTAGGACAGGCTTTCTTGCTTCCAGGTGGAACTATTGCCAAAACCGCTATAACAGGCGCAGGTATGGGCGCTGTTCAGCCTACTTTAGAAAGTGAAAACAGAGCATTTAATATGCTTGGTGGCGCTGCTGCTGGTGCAGGCGGTGAGGCTGGTGTTAAAGCTATTGGTCGTATTGCACAACCTATTGCAAAACAATTATCCCCAGTTGGTGAAAAAGCCGTTCAAATATTAAAAGATGCTGGCATTCCTTTAGACGCAGCCCAGGCTACAGGCTCAAAAGTATTAGAAAGAGCTAAGGCTTTCTTATCTGATAACCCAATTACCGCAGGCGCACAGGCTTCTTTTGCAGGCGCTCAAAAGGCAGCATATAACAAGGCTGTGGCTAAAACCTTTGGTGAAGATGCCGAACATATTACTCCTGAAGTTATTACTGCTGCTAAAGATAGAATTGGCAACGTTTATGACGATGTTGCTACTAGAGTAAATATTGGTATTGATAAGCAATTCAAAAACGCACTAAATGAATTGAATGACGATGCTATGCATACTTTGAAAGATTCGGAGCATCAGATTATTCAAAAAAATATTGATGATATTCTTGCAAAAGCTGAACAAAATAGCGGTTATTTAGATGCATCGCAATATAAAAATCTTAAAAAGCGTTTGGATAGATTATCAGGTAGTAAAGACGTTGACGTTGCTGGTTATGCTCGAGACTTGCGAGACTTACTAAACAAAGGTCTTAGCGACTCAGCAGAGTTTTATGGCAATAAAACAGACGTGGCTTTGCTTAAACAAGCCAATAAAGAATGGGGCAATATGCGTAAAGTCGAGGATGTTGCCGACTTTTCCACAGGCGAAATTAGCCCATCTAAGCTCTACAATTCATTAAAAACTAAGGGCAAGCGCTACTCTTTCTATGCTGAAGACCCTCAGTTGGCTAACTTGGCAGCAGCAGGTAAAAATGTATTACCTGAAAAATTGCCAAATAGCGGAACAACGGCTCGCATATTAAATGCCGCTGCGCTTCCTGCTGCCTTGGGTGTTGGTGAGGCTTTGAGAGAAGG